CTAGAATAATAACTTCACCGGATGCGGACTTGACTGATTCTTTTCTATGAGAGATTACATATATACTCTCTTTATGTGTATCTACTCGTTCTTTAATTATATTTAAAACTAGCTCTACTCCCTTTTCATCTAATGAACTATCTAATAGCTCATCAAACATTAATAAGTTATAAGCAACATCTCCTTGTAACCTTCTTATATCTATAAATGTGAATAAAATAGCAAGATCTATATTTTTTCTTTCGGCGCCAGAAAAATTAAAATAAGAACATTCTTCATTTTTCTCATTAACAATTTCCTCTTCAAAATACTCATTAAATCTACAAACACAATTCGCATCCATTTTTTGCAAATAATACAGTAACCGGTTGTTTAACACATCTAAAATCTTTTTCACAATAAACGACTTTATGCCTTCCTCTGATAAGACGTATTTTACTATTTCTAAAATTTCTAAATCTGAATATATATTATTTGACGCTTGTTCTAGTTCAGTTACTTCTTCTATTTTAATTTTTAACTTATTATTTAATTCTTTTATTTCTAGGTTAGTTTCTTTCTCCGTTACTTCCTGTAGCTCCTTCTTGTTTTTATCCAAGTCACTCTTGAGACTATTAATATACGCGACGGTTATTTTATTATTATTATGAACCGTTTTTACTGTAGAGATATACTCGTTAAGCTGGGACTCGGCTGTAATATTATTTTCCTTTAAATTAATAATATTTTTTCGCTGGTGGAGGAGACTTTCAATATCTTGCTCGCAATTATTAATATCCTTTTTAATTTTATTTTTCTCTTGCGTTATATGATCTCTATCTTTGCTTGTAATCTGTCGTAAGCATATTGGACAATTATCATCATCAGTACCAATGCTCGAGGCTTGTTTGTTATAAAATTTTATTTCAGTTTGATGCTCTGTAATTTTATTTGAAATAGTATCTAGCTGGTCTTGTATATCTTTTAATTTATTTTTTATAAAAATTAACTTTTCTTTACTTTTACTATACAAATTTTTATTTATAGTTTTAATTTTTGTTTTGTTTTGTTCTATGTCTTCATTAATAATCTTTATTCTATCATTAATTTTATCTTTTTGCTCAATAATATTAGTTAAAATTTTATCTTTTTGATCTCGGAGAAGATTAGAAATATTAGTTGCATGGTCAAAATCTTTCGTAATATGTTCATATTTTTTTTGGACGTTGTTATATTCAGATCGAGCACTTAAAAGCATTTCAGAGAAGATTTCTAAATTTAAAATACCTTCAATAAATTTTCTTTTTTCAACCTTTCTTTGGGCCATAAAAGGTAATGTAGTGTTAAGTGACATTATAACACAATTTTGAAACACCTCTGGCGAACAACTTAGTATACTCCTTATTTTCTTGCTAGTATTAGGTATAGTACTTTCAGTTACATCTATACCATCAGCATAAAGGTAGCACTTCGTAGGTTTTAACTTACGTACAATTCGATAATTATTTGCTTTATTGTTTTCATTTATTGAAAAATGTAACTCAACATATGTATTTTTTTTGTTTATAGCATTTACAATAAAATCTTTTGAGACTTCTCGTATTGTTTCACCAAAAATAGCAAAATGTATAGCATCAGCAATCGTTGACTTACCGACACCATTTCTTCTATCCTCTTTATCTTTATTAACACCAGTAATTATGTTTAGTCCTGCTTGAAAATTAATTTCAATCGGTTCCTTACCTACTGATAGAAAGTTACTAATTTTTATTGTATTAAAATTTATATATTTCATACACTATGAAAACTGATTATACAGATGTACAGTTTTTTGTATTACTTCTTCTTTATTATCTATATCTAATGATTCTACATATTCTATAATACATTGTTTAACATTCAAGTCACCGAGTTCATTTGATAGTTCAATATTGTCACCAATATTAAATTTATGTAAATAATCTGTTACTAAAGAAAACGGTGCTTCAAAATTTATAGAAGCAATTATTTTATCTATTAAGTTTGTTTTTATATCTTTGTCTATAACAATTTTTATAGCTAACTTAGACCAGCCTATTTTTTTTGCTATTGTTTTTAATTCTTCAAGCTCGCTTAAGTTTACTTTTACGTGTATAGGAGATACTTTATTTTCAATAAAGGTGTATTTTATGTTCTGATCATTTAAGTCAAATATATAAAACCCTTTTTGATCCTGAATATCATTAAAGTCCATTTCAAACGGGTTTCCAACATAAATTATCTCTCCATTTGAGTATTTTCGGCGTTGTCGTTTATGGAAATGGCCAGATACTATGAGATTAGACTTCGTTAGTAAGTCACATGATTGAATACCTGTCTCGCATATCTTAAAACTATTAAAATTAAAATTTTCAATTTCAAAATGACCTACTAATAAATCACATTCTGGAACTTTATCTATATTTGTACCCCATGGACAGAAGCCAACCTGCTTATTGAAGATAGTTTTTACAGTTGGTTTATCAAGAATGTTAATATTTTTTCTATTATTTAAAATAGATAATGAATGTACGGTAGAATTATCTTTATAATAAGCATCATGATTACCAGGAATCATAATTACTTCAAACTCATTAAATAAATCTAATACATCATTAGCAAAATGTAGAGATTTTACATTTATTTCATCTCGATAATGAAAAAAGTCACCTCCAAAAAACAAATTAGTAATATTTTGTTTTTTTAGTTCACTTGTGAACCATTTCGCCCACTCTAAAGTAACATCGTGCCACTTTTCACTATTTTGATGGCATCCAATATGTAAATCAGAAAAGAATCCGATTTTTTTGTTACTTTCCTCTGACATTAAATGTATAATTCTTTGTCGTAGTCTTTATTAGGTGCTTTATTTTCTATTGCCTCTTCTCTTGCCATGTTTCCATAAACTTGTTCTTGATAATCGAGAATTGTTTCCCTATATTTCTTTTCTTTTTTTATTCTATTAATAAAAGCGTGATAGGCAATAGTAGTAAAATATGAGAACGGATTTGATGGAGAGTCAATTCTAAATTTTTTGTTTTTTACTGCAGCGACCATTTTTACAACAGCATCACCAATCATTTCATCCTTATAACTATAATTTATAAAGTTAGGAGAATAACTTAAACCCACGGCAATCTTATAAACTGATGTAGCTAATTCATCAATTAAGTCGTCTGTTTCATAATAGTCTTTTAGATTTTGTAAAAATTTTTTAGGACTAACATAATAGGTCTTCTTATTAGGTTTTTTTGATTTTGCCTTTTTTTTAATTGGTTTTTTAGTTGGTTTCATGGTACTGTGTAAACTTATAATTTATATATTCACTATCATATAATAATAGTCGCTGTTCCATATGTCGCTGCCCGTAACGTAAATTATCAGCAATATCAAATATTATAAGCTCTTTTTTATCAGTATGCAACCGTAGGCCGCGGCCTATACTTTGTATTATTTTTATTTTTGCTTTTCCACCGCTAGCAAACATTATATAATGTAGGTTTTTAATATTAATACCCGTGGAAAATATTTTTGAGATGGCGACAATTATTATATCCCTTCTTTTCTCCATTAATGTTTGTATTTTTTCACGCTCTTGTATAGCCACTTCTCCTCTAATAAAATATACTCGTTTAGTCTTACAGACGTCTTTTAACGTGCTAAGTAGTAATTCTCCATGCTCTATATAATCAATTAATATAAGTGCATTATTATCTAATTTGCTTGAGAGTTTCGCTAATAAGTTATTTCTAAAGTGACTATTACGTATGAATTCATTTTCTTGTAAATAATATGCGTTAGAATTATTTCCATGATATATTTGTGTCGATGGTGTATCGTAGTTTAGTTCTAATACATGTACTCTAGCTGGTACAACATATTTTTCATCTTTTAGTTGATGAGCTTTTTTTTCAAATAATTGAGGACCTATCTTACCAAAAATATTCCATTTATCTAATAGATCTGGTGGCAGAGTACCAGTAAACCCGAACCGGTGTGAAGTGTCAATTTTTTTGAGAATATTATTTATTTTATTTCCTCTCCTTAATTTATGTACTTCATCTACAATTAAAAAATCTATATGTTGTATCCATGATAAATCTTGCTTAGAGCTTTGTAATATACCTAGATTAGCGATAATAACATTACGAGATAGATTTAATTCATTTTTCCCGGTGTATTTAGTAGTAGAAAAAGAAACACCATATTCCTCAAAATCAGATATAGTTTGATTAGCTAATCCTAAGTCTGGTACTATAACTAATCCTCTAAAATTTTTACTATAGTTATTATAGTAAAACTCTAATAAACCAGCCATTGTGAGAGTCTTACCACCTGCTGTAGCTAATACTATAGTACCTCGTCCTCTATCAATACATTTATTAATTATATCTTGTTGATACTCTCTATATTCTAATTTTAGATTATAATCAATAATATTATCTTTACGTAATGTAGGTATTAACGCATTTTTTATTTCTTTTGAGAGATTAATTTCTATATCTTTCGTTTTACAGAATTTTGTAATTTCTACTAATAATCCAATATCAAATTTACCTTGTTGAGTAATTACATATGTACGTGAGGGAACAAACCTGCCAAACCTTCTTTGAAAATGTGCTGCTTCGTTTTTTACGCTAAAGTGTTCTCTGATAATATCTAATTCAGGTCCTTCTAATATTGCTTGAGAGTTTGAATTTAACGTTATATCTATCATTGAGTTTCTAGCTTCATTAACTCTATTAGGTTCTTTATATCATTCGTAGCAAAACTTACATTTTTATATATATTTTCTAAGAAGCTAATGATAAGAACTTCATTTTGTATTTTTAAATCTACAGCTTTTATTTCTTTCTTATTTTCAACTGCTCTTTCTGCAATAGATCTATTTACACGTACTGGCTCTTTATCTTGATATTCAACTATATACTCTTCTAGAAGTGATGATCTTTTAAATTTAAAATTATTTAATTTAATTTTATGGTTAATTAATCTAGCCGACCATTTATGTTTATTGGCTAATAATTGCTCCTGAGTAGATGTAACTTCTAAGCGGTCCAAATTAGTATCTATACTCGCTTCCTTAAGATATTGATCGATAATATCACCAATTTCCATTTATTTATTATAGTATTTTTTTAAAAAAGGCAACTTATTATATTTAAAGCGATAAATATTTAATATGCCTCTTAAGTTATTTGATCAGGTGGTGACCCAGTACTTAACTGATAACACAGTTGGTTCAGCTGGTATGGGAGCTGGAGGAGCACAAGGTGGTGGTGAGTATACAACTGCTGATACATATTCTCCAGGTGATGCGAGATTACCTAAAGTTATGGGAGCTACTATAAAGCGCGAGGGTAAGGTAAAGAAAAAACGTAAAAAAAGAAAACTTGCAAAGTCTAGCTAAGTGATAAGTAACTATATATGCCTAGCGCAGCCAAGCAAAAAGGTAACGTTTGGGAGCGAGAAGTTGCAAAAGATTTAAGCGAAGTATTTAATGAGAACTTTATTAGAGTTCCAAATTCCGGTGCCTATACAGGAGGCGCTAATTTTCACCGACTTGATCAATTAACTGAATCTCAAAAACGTATGATGGATGGAGATATTATGGTACCTCCATGCATGTCTAAGTTTAAATTAGAATGTAAAAACTATAAAACGTTTGATTACCATAAATTGTTCACTCAAAATAAAACATTAGACAAATGGATTAAACAAGCAGAAAGCGGTAAGTTATGGTTTCTAATAATTAAGGTTACTAGAAAAGGTAGTTATATACTGTTTCATACAAATATTGCTCATTATTTTCAGTTTAAAAACTTCTTGCGTTATACAAAAGATTATGTTATAATTGATTATACAAATTTCTGGGAGAAAAACGTAGATGCAATTAGAAGACTTAATAACGACTCCGCAATTGAGCGTTAAGCTTAACGGGTCGTTCTTTAATATTGTTAATTTTACTCCTGTAATAGAGTATATTCATAATTTATCTATAGATAAAATATCTGAATTCGACGATGAATTAAAATTTAATAATAAACAACATAAGAAGTATATATTTCACTATTTTATATATTATACGTGTGAGGTACTCAAGACTCATAATAAGAAAAATAAACCGGTAATATATTTTGATATTATGAATACATTAAATAAGAATTATATTTCTTTTTTAGATTTGTTTATAAAGAAATTTCCTGTTATTGTATTACAAGAACCTATACCTTTTAATGATTTTAAGAAAAAGCTTAAATGTAATGGTATAAGTGAAGAGTTGAACATTTTATTAATGAGAAGACTTAACAAGATACAAGCAACCCGGTTTTATTTCAGTAAATTACAATATTTTTGTAAGTACTATGAATTAACGTTTTTAGATAAAACATACTTCAATGACATAAGAAATAAGCTTTCGTTGCTATAAATAATTAAGATGAGTAAATTTCTTAAAAAAATCGCCGAACTGCATATTGGGAGTAATACTCCTGAGGAAAACGAGAAAGAAGCTCAAAATGCACGTATTGCTAATGCTAAGAAAAAGGCAAAAGCTGGAAAAGCTACTGATAAGGAAAAGGAATTAGCGGATGCAGATACTGAGTTAAATACTACACTTACTAAAAAGATTAAAAAAACACAACAAAAAATAGCTTCAGAAGCTGGTCCACAAGATTTCGTTCCTGCTCAAGGACCACCAACTGGTGGGGATTTTGTACCATCAGCTCCACCTGGTGGAATTCCTCCCGTACCTCCTCCAGCTCCTGAACCAGCGGCGCCAGAGCCGTTGACGACAGAAGGTGAAACATTCTTAGTAAATCTTGCTCGAAAAGCATTATTTGTAACTATAGAAGATGTAGGGCTAACAGATATGGAGAGAGAGGTTATTAATAGGGCCGCTGAACCAGAAAATACAAAAAAAGTAGCTAAAATTATACGTAAAATTATTGTTGATTATGGTCTCGATGAGAGTTTTGTCTCTAAGGCTGACGTTGTTCTTGAAGGCTTATTAAAAAAAAACGATAGAGTAGTCGTTATTGTACCTGGTAGTTTTAAGCCACCTCATAAAGGCCATTTCGAGATGGTTAAGAGTTATAGTGAATTATGGCCTACTGGTCAAGTTCATGTTTTAATTTCAGCTCCATCTGCAAAAAGCGAACGAAGAACAAAAGATAATAAATTAATTACTCCAGCTGCCGCCCTGCAAATATTTGAACTATATGTTCAACCTCTTAATAACGTTACTGTTAGTGTTTCCGAGTATCCATCACCCGTCACCGCGGCGTATGAATCTCTTAAGACACTCGAGCAAGGGACTACAGTTGTTCTAGGCGCTAGCAAAAAAGATGATGATTGGAAGAGATGGTCATATGCGCAATCATGGGCAGAAAAAGAAGGATTAGGTTTAAATATTCTTGATCCAGCAGAGACCGCGGTCGATGTTACTTTAGATGCAGCTGGTCAACCTTATAGTGCTAGCAATATTAGAGATAATTTCGATAATTTCGAGATGATACAGCATGATATTCCAGATCACGTTGATCCAGCCCAAATAAAACAAGTATTTGACTCACTTTAAATCTCTTACAAAATTATAAAACTCTTGTCTTGTGAGATCAGTTTTATCTAAAAATGCTCCTGACATTCTAGCAGTTTTCATTGTACTATCGTGTTTAACGCCTCTTACACATGCACACATATGATTAGCTTCTACTAATACTGCTACACCATTGTTTTCATCACATACTTTATCTATATGTGTATGGATTTGCATAGTTAGATTCTCTTGTACCTGTGGTCGTCTCGCAAACCATTCAACGATTCTATTTAATTTACTTAATCCAATCACCTTACCTTCTCTTCCCGGTATATATGCTACATGCGCAACACCTATAAATGGTAGATGATGATGAGAGCAAAAAGAATGTACTGTAATATTACCTTGAAATACAATACCATCATATTTATCGATATTATCAAATGCAGTTATCGTCGGAGGTTCGGTGTAACATCCTTCTGCTAAGTCATTTACAAATGCTTTTGCTACTCTTAGTGGTGTATTTGAACTATTAGGATCATTTCTCCAATCAAACCCTAAGGCGTCCATATATCCTTCGTACGCTATAGCGGCATTATTGATTATATGTTCTTTTTCCTCGTCAGTTCGAGGCCGATTTTGATTGGCGTATTGAAGTAACTCCTCATTCATATGAATCATTATAGCATACTCGATTTATAAGTCAACTTAATTAACTATTTGGTTGTAAATCCGTTATTAATTTATAGTCTTCTTTATAAAGATCACGTATTTCGTGTTTTATTTTATCCGAAAACGTTTGTTTCGGCCAGGGATATGTTTTATCTTTTGATCTTCCAAATACATAATGTTTCTCTATTAAATTAATATTTAATTTTTTATTTAATACATTATATATTTGTTTAAATGTATCTTTTTTATATATAAAAATATCTTTGTCTATGTTTGAATAATCTAACATATTATTAATACACCATGCTTGAGGTCTAGATCTATGGTCATAATATATTTTATCTTTAAAGATACTCCACCATTCATTTATATTAATAGGTGTATCTGTCGAAGAATTAAGAAACAATAATTCTGTAGGATATGTTTTTTTCCAAAATCTAGATCGTTTACATATTAACCTATAGAAAGATTCAAGTCTCTCTATAGGATCTCTCAATATAGTAAACATGTAATCAATATCATTTATATCTACTTTATGATCAATTAGCTTTTTAACATGATAATGAAACGAGCGATGCATATAATCACAATTAATAGTCTTATAATCCCAATCATCCACCATAAATGATTTTAATAAGCTAGTAGAACCAGTCCGCGTAATTCTAATAAAAATAATCTTTTTATTATCTTTTATCAAATATGGCATAAATTTAAATTACCAAAAAGGATAAATATTGTCCTCATAATCTTTCTTAAACTTTTTTAAAAACCATTGTTTAAGTTGTAGATATCTTAATTTTATTCTATATAGTAATTTCATAGATACTCTTTTATTTTATCTGCTATTAATTGAGCTCCTGCTTTATTAGGATGAACTCCAACAATCTTCTGCCAGCCATGCTCAGCGCCATAACCATTTTTCTTAAAATAACTAGTCTGAAAATTATCTTCATATATGTATGTAATATTAGCTGATCCTGTCTTTTTTTGATTATTACAATAATCTGCTAACATAGTTTTATAAAAATCTTTACAAAATTCATACATTAATGGCTCGAGATTATGCTCGTACCGTAAAAGAATAATTTTAGCATTAGGCCATCTATTACGAACAACATTAATATTATAATCCACTTGACTTACGGCCTTTTTTAAATACTCTTCTTTCTGCTCAAATGGTTTTGTATTTAACTTTTTTAACTGTTTACTTACTGAAATATTCGGGTGCCCATGACCTGTCATGAATTCAGATCTACATTCATTTAAATCTACCGGCTGTCTATCTGGACTCGGTACTTGATAAATAAAATGTGTTAATTCTACATCTTTATTTTTTTGAATAAATTTTTCTAGAGGATGAGATTGTATTCCAGCAGCCCGTCTTCCAATATTATAGGTTTGCCCGGGTAAAAGACTGGCATATGGCCATTCATTACCTTTACGACCATGAGTAAAAGAACACCCAGCACATAATATAATATATCCAGGCTCATCTTTTAATTTCATTTTTACTCTCGTTCTCGGATCAAATATTAAACCATCCGCCCCAAATCCAAGATCATCATAAAAATTAATACCTTTTGGTTTAGTCATATAGTTGTAAATATTTATAATAATATGGTTATTTTAAACAATGGTTGCTCTTTTTCAGCGCTTACAAGGGATTCAGGTACGACCTCATATTGCGACTTTCTACCAAAAGAAGTACATAATATTGCAATGCCCGGTTCTGGTGTTGAGATTAATAGAGTTAAAACTTTTATTAATAATAAACACCCAAAAATTATAAGTAACAATCATCTAACAATATATGATTCCTATTTTGGTGATAAAGAATTAACACATTTTATTTATCAAATTCCTCATCCCGCTAGACAGCCATTATTAAAAGATTTAACTGATGAAGAGTTTTATAAAGCTACTTTACAAATTGACGAGGTCTGGGATATCAGATCTGAAGATCACCCGGTGATTGAAAAGTATAAATATAATGGAAAACCGCGCTCCTTAAGAAATATATTAGTGAGTCTCGGCCTTAGATATAAGAGCTACAAGGCTAATCATAAAGTCTCATGGGATAAAGAACTGCTTATGCAACAAGAGTTCTTATGGCATCAACTATGGCATGAAAATAAAATCTTTGGACTTGAGGAGCGTGAGAGATATTTAAAGAAGGCGCTTAATGGTGTAAACGAAAATGTTAATATGATTCGTAATAAATGGCCTAACGCTAAAATTATATTTTTACGGTATGAGGAGACTAAAATTCCGTTAATTTATGAATACGGTAAAGACTGGTTTAAGAATACATTATCTAATTACTGTAAAGATAATAATGTTACATATATTTATGAAAAAAATTTTAATACCAATTGGTTTAAACACAATAACTTGTGTGCTGATGGAAAACATCCGAACGAAGCTGGTGCTAAATTAATAGCAGATAAAATAAAGGAATATTTATGAAATTAAATTATAAATAATTATATGAAATCTATTTTGTTATGCGGTGGTAAGGCTTGTTGTCCACAGTTATCCTTACGTAAAGACAAGAAAACGGTACAAATTACAGATGATTCCGGGAATGTTGTTACGATGGATATATCTCAAGCTAAATTAATTGATGAAGCTTTAAATGATCTCTTAAAGGAGGGTAAATAATAATTATTATTGATATATTAGCGTGTGTTGGTTTAATGTTTATTCTTAAATATGGTACTATTCTTAATTTTCCTAGAAAAATTGTTACAAAATTAA